ACAGTGCGATTCATGTGATCCAGGGAGAGCTTGGAATTACAGGAACGACAGCTATAGAAGCGGAAGGGACAATATCTGGTTCGTTTAATATGATGAAAGCGTCTGCGACTAATTTCTTGGCATCCTTAACTGGTGTAAAAGATGGAAACGGAAATGCGATTCTTTCGGTGGAGGATTCCTTAAACGATCTTGTGAATTCTGCGGTTTCTTTTGCGTCAAATGTCATTCCGGCAATAGGCAGCGTAATGACATCACTACCGAAAGCTATAGTACAGGCGATGCAAACCTATGGTCCGCAAGCAATAGTGGCAGCGCAAGAAATGCTGGCGAATTTGTTGACATACATACCAAGTATGCTGACGAGTTTTACAACGGTTGGCGTTGAGCTGCTTAATCAAATATCGAGCGGACTTACATCTGGAATACCGACATTTTGCGCACAGTTTCTTCCAATGCTTGTGACGATTTCGGAAAATTTGAGAGCAAACGCCGGACAACTGATAGATGCCGGACTTAACCTGATTGAAAATCTGGCTCAAGGAATAGCAAATTCTCTGCCGACATTAATTGCAACCGTACCGCAGATCATCACAAATATTGCCGGAATCATCAATGACAACATGCCGAAAATCCTTTCAACAGGGATAGAAATTCTCATAACGCTGACAAAAGGAATCATAAATGCAATTCCGACATTGATCGCAAATCTTCCAAAGATATTTACGGCAGCAGAAAGCGTATTGAGTGCGATGAACTGGCTTGGAGTTGGAAAGAATCTCATGAATCTCCTTGTTAACGGAGTAAAAGCACTAGTACATTTACCTGGACAAATCATTAAAGGAGCGTTCAACACGGCTAAGCAAATGATCACGACAGGCTTTTCGTGGGGAAGCGTTGGGCGCAATATCATACACGGAATTGCGAACGGACTAAGTGCAGCTGGACATATGTTGTGGGACACTGTAAAAGGAATTCTCGGAAGCTTCAAGGACAATGTACTCAGTTTCTTTGGAATCCACTCTCCGTCACGTTGGGGTGCGTTTGTCGGAAAAATGATTGATGCAGGAGTCGCGAATGGATTGATTGATAACACATCGCTTGTATCGAATGCGGCAAACGAATTACAAAGGTCGCTTAAAGGACCATTCAAGGCAAGTGCAGACCTTATTACCGGAAGTACGGTTGCGAACAGCGAAAAAGATAGCATTTTGTCGGCAAAACTGGAACAGCTGCTTGAATACTTGAAGCAGAAATCCAGAGGAAGTGACAAGATTGTGATTAACATGAATGACAGAGAAGTAGCAAGAGCTTTGAGAGAAATGGGGGTTGTGTTTGAATGATCGAGATTAAATATGTATGTTCCAATGGAGAAGAATACAATCTGATCGGAGACAAAATGAGAGCAACCTCCGGATATTTCCATGCTTATGAGTGGAAACCCAATACAACAGAAAGAGAAATAGGTGTAACGGTGAATGCTTTTGCAAAAGAACCGGTGACGTATGATATTACTCTTACCGTGAGAGGCGAAGAAAAAGAAAGAAAGCAGATCCTTAATAAGCTTACGAATGCTTTTGAATACGATGTGGTCAATCTGACTCCAGGAAGAATTTACTATGGCGAATACTACATTGATGGATATGTAAAAAAATCAAGCAATGAAGTATCGGGTGAAAATAATAGTCGTACAGATTGCAAGATAGAAATATACTGCCCGTATCCATTCTGGTCGATGGAGCAACAGGAAAGCTTTTATCCTGATTATACAAATAAAGGAAAGCCATATACATTTTTAGACTATCCGATAACGTATAATTATGATTATTCAAGAAAGAGTGCCGGAACGCAGAACTGGATTATCGATCATTTCCGAGATAATAACTTTGAAATGGTAATATATGGTCCATGCGCTGATCCGAGAATACTGATAAACGGTTATCCTTATCAGATTTATGAGACGTTAGAAGCAGGTGAATATATATTAATCGCCAGCAGAGAGAAGACGATCACAAAGCATCTGAGAAATGGAACTGTGCAAAATATTTTCGCAAAAAGAGCGAAAGACAAAAGTGTATTTGCACTGATTCCGTCTGGCGTACTGACTCTTAACTGGAGTGGTGAATTCGGCTTTGATATTAAGGTATACAAAGAAAGGAGCGTGCCGGAATGGAACTGATCTATACGGATCCGATTGGCAAAGAGCTCGGATATATCTTAAATGCAAATGTAGACATGGAAATCGGAGAAGATGAGAAAAGCTCAATCAATGATTTTGAGATCGAATTTAAGAGATCCGGTTGGAATGGTACGGTTGAGTTCGGAAGTCAGGTGTATGTCCCAGATACTGAGTATGGTGGAATTGTGCAGGAGTTATATACGAGTACCAAATCAAACAGTATTACAGTAAAGGGATATACCTGGCGGGGAATGATGACAAAGAAGGTGATACAGCCGGAAAGTAATCAGGACTATGCAGTAGAATCCGGAGAGCTTAATCAGATAATCCAGAGAAGAGTTCAGGAAGCATTTCCCGGGCTCTTTTATGGAGTAGCGGAAGACACAGGTGTACAGGTGAAGAATTACCAGTTTGACCGTTATTGTACACTGCATGCTGGATTACAAAAACTGCTGAAATCAGTAGGATATCGTATGGAAATAAAGTATATTCAGTCGGAGAAAACTGAGTCAGGATATGTACAGGTAAGAGCAGTTCCTATCGTAGATTATTCGTCAGAATATGAGTTCTCAAATGATAACAATATGCATTTCACAATGGACAACAATAAAAGAGGAACAAATCACCTGATCTGTCTTGGAAAAGGAGAATTGAAAGACCGCTTGGTGATCCATCTTTATATTGATGATCAGGGAAATATTAGTCAGACACAGTATTTCTTTGGAATTAATGAGATAGCTGAAATATATGACAGTTCTGGCTCTGAGTATGAAGATCTTCTGAAGAATGGAACAGAAAAGCTGTTAAAGTCAAAAAGCAAAACAGAATACGATATGACAATGGAGAAAATCGAAGGAACGATGGATATTGGAGATATTGTAGGTGGAAGAGATTATCTTACCGGTGCGAGTATGAAAAAGCCAATCGGAAGGAAGATATGGACTGTTTCGGAGGGAAAAGAGAAAGTAGAGTATAAACTGGAAGGAGAAACATAAATGGATATTATTACAGGATATGTCGGAAGTCCTCATGTTACAGCAGAACAGGACCGGGATATAAATATTGGAATCTTTGGAGCAGAATCCTATGTGTTGCGGACGGGATCCCGGTTAAAAGCAGAAGTTTCATCAAATAATGAAATCAAGATCAGAGATGGCGTTATTATGCATCAGGGATGCGCTGCATCGATAAAAAAGAACACCTATGATTCTCTTACAATTGTGAATGGATCACAGGGAATGAAACGAATAGATCTTATTGTTGCGAGATACAGCAGAAATCAGAGCACAAAGGTAGAATCACTTACGCTGAAAGTAATTCAAGGTACGCCGGTTACAGGAACACCTTCAGCACCGGGGTATACAACAGGAGATATCCAGGCAGGAGATCTGGTTGCAGATATGCCATTGTATCAGGTTGTAATTAACGGATTGAATATTACAGAGGTAAAACAGGTGTTCAATACGGTTGATACAGTTGCTGAATTAAATGGCAAATTGGAGAAGAAGACGGATACTACTACTTTAGGATTTGGAGTTTCTGAAACATTCACAGGACAATACCTTAATTCAAAGCCTATCTATCAGAAAATGATATCTGTTGGAGCATTACCGAATAATACAACGAAATCTATAAGTACAGGTATTACTGGTGCTGATTATATCTGGGTTGATATGGAAAATAGTTTTGCATTCAATTCCGGTGCAAGCTATCCAATTCCGTATGTGGATCCTAAAACTGTGGCCAATTCCATAGGTGTAAGGATTACAAATAACGGCGCAACGGTTATTGTATCGACCGGAACAAACTGGTCTACATATTCCGGAGGTATTACTCTGAGGTATACCAAGAAGTAATTATTTCCAAGTTCCCTTCACATCATAATTAAGATCTGTTGATCTGGAGGTTGAACCATATTGCAACATAGAAACATGATTCAGAGAAAGGAAAAGCTATGAAAATTATATTCAACGATGGTCAGGAGCTGACAGTGCAGGATGCATCTATCCAAGCTGATGGTGGTCTTCTGGTCAAAACAATCTCAGCAACAGAGGATGAGATCAAAGCGATTTTTTCAGACACCATGACAACAAAGAAGATGACAGTCCAGGAGCGTGGATCAGAGCTTGCATGCTATGAAAATTATACGAAGTTTGATGCTGTTGTGAAGTATACAGCGGGCATTCTTGGAATTGTCATGTACCAGGAAGAGCAGGCACCGGAAGACCGAATCAAGGCACTTGAGAAAGAAAAGGCAGACATGAAGGAGAAGATTGACCAGTTAGAGGGCTGTCTTCTGGAAATGTCTGAGCTGGTATATCAGTAATGGTAACTCTATTAACCAATTTATTCATAATGCTACAAAACAACGGAGGTAAAGAAATGATGGCAATGTTATGGGCACAGCAGATTATGTTGGGAAAGAAAACGTATGAACAGGTTCCAAGACTTTTGAAAGATAAGGTAAAAGAGATCCTGGAAGATTCCGGAATGGGCGAACTTGTTACAGATGAGACACAGGAGTAGAGGTGAAAACAGATGGCAGTAAAAACAGCACAGTATATATTTAATGGTCAGACGATTAATCTGACATACAATTCAACATCAGGAAAATGGGAAGCGACGGTAACTGCACCAAGTAAATCCAGTTATAGCCAGACGGACCACGTTCTGGGCGGTACGGTAAAGGCTACAGACGTGGCAGGAAATACAACGACCGTTGATCAGAGCCATGCAACACTTGGTTCCTCTCTGAAGATCAGAGTCAAAGAGAAGGTAGCTCCGGTAATCAGTATCACTGCACCGACAGCCGATTCTTATATTACAAACGCAACACCGACCATCAAGTTTACGGTAACAGATGCAGATTCTGGTGTAAATTCCGGTACAATCGCAATGAAGCTGGATGGTACAGCCGTTACAGTTACAAAGACAGCAATCACAGGTGGATATGAATGCAGCTATAAACCGACTACCGCACTGAAAGATGGAAGTCACACAATTTCTGTGACAGCATCAGATAATGATGGAAATGCAGCTTCAGCGAAGACAGCAACCTTTACAGTGGATACAGTACCGCCGACTCTGACGATTACAGCACCGGAAGAAGGTCTTGTGACAAATAAGACAACTATTACTGTTACAGGTAAGACAGACGATGCAACATCTAAGCCGGTTACAGTTACTGTAAATGGTGCAGCGGCTACAGTTGGGACAGATGGATCCTTTAGCAAGGATGTAACGCTGACCAATGGTGCAAACAAGATTACGATCATTGCCAAGGACAAAGCAGGTAAGACTACAACGATCACGAGAAATGTAACGCTTGATACAGCCGCCCCGGTGATCAAGTCTATCACCCTGACTCCGAATCCGGTTGATTGTGGTAAGACCTTTGTGATTGCTGTAGAGATTACGGACTAGGAGGTTCTGTTATGGTTGTGAAGGCAATCGGCAAGGTAGACGGGAAAGAGGTTATCTTTGAACGGGCAGAAGGGGATCTGTGGAAAGTCACGATCCCCTATGATCTTGATGGGATGTATGTGGTAGAAGTGACTGCAGAAGACGAGGCGGGTAATATAGCATTTTGCACGAAGTTACTGTTAATCGTGGATCCAGCTACTCTATGCATCCATCTCATACCATATGAGTATACCGTGGAAGTAGTTCAGGAAGAATTTTGTGTGGATGTGGTTCATCCGTGTCATGGGAGGTGCTGTTGTGAATAGAGTAAGATTTATCCAGGGTGAGGACAAACATGTCAAACTGCTGGTAAGAAGTCCGAATAATGAACCATTTACCATTCTGGCAGCATCTTACAGTCTGTCACGGTTTGGAGAAGTTGAATCTCATGGAGAATGTGAGATCAATGGTCATTATCTGGATATTAAAATTGCACCAGTGCAAAAGGCGAAGTCTTATATACTGGAAGTTACTTATGTGGTTGCTGATTCAACGAGGAAAGTAAGGATAGAAGTAGAGGTGGTATGATGCTGACAATCACGGAAATCAAATTGAGCAAAAATCCTGTTGGGACAGGGGAAAAGTTTACCATATCTGTGCAGATTCAGGAGACAGCAGATTATCCGTATGACTATCCTTATGATTTCCCGGTATCCTGCACGGGCACAGCGAAACCGAAAGAAACATAAAAATGATTTTCAGAGGGACTGAATATTGTATCATCAGATTACCCTGAGCTGTTTAAATAAGAAGAAACTCGTTTGAATTAACTGACAACCGTGATATACAGGTGGTACACAAAAACACCGAAAACCCCAGAGTTTATGCGGCTCATGTAGGTATTGCTATGGCAGCAGGAGCTATCATTATAACGTTATTGGAGTTGATTGTCGGAACTATTGTAAATATCATATTGGGATGGAATGTATGGGACTACAGCACTCTCCCAGGAAATCTGCTTGGACAGATTTGCCCACAGTTCACGGTGCTGTGGTTCTTTCTGTCAGCTGTGGCTGTCTATCTGGATGATTGGATAAGATACTTACTGTGGGGAGAAAAACGGCCAAAATATAAATTTTAGAAAGGAAGGATTGAAATGATGGATAAGATTATCACATTGCTGTCAAGCAATTCATTTGTAAAAATTTTGCTGATAGCGGTTGCCTTAGATACGATACTTGGCGTACTCAGGGCGATTAAAGAACACAAATTCAACAGCTGCGTAGGAATCGATGGAGCAATTCGAAAAGCGGGAATGCTCTTGTCGGTATGCTTCCTTATGGCAACGGATGTGATCATGCATATTAATGTATTAAGCATGGTACCTGAGGAATATGTACAGATTCTTGGAATTGATAAGATGGGAATCTGCGAATTTTTCAGTCTATTATTCATATTGTACGAACTGGTTAGCATCCTCAAGAATATGACATTATGCGGACTTCCAGTACCAACCAAAATCAAGAAATGGATTCAGAAATTCCTCGATGATATGACAGAAGAGCTTCCGAAAGAAGCAGTTCAGGAATTGCACCAGTGCAAGAGATACATAGAAGACATGAAAGGAGAGTAGTATGAAATTATTTTTAATTGCTGGACACGGAGAGGGAGATCCAGGAGCTGAAGGTGGAGGATACACCGAAGCAGAACGAGTCAGAGCACTTGCTGAAAGAATGAAATATTACGGCGGCGATAATGTAATTATTGGCGATACAAGCAAGAACTGGTATCGTCACGGGTATGTCAGCACATATAACTTTCCGGACGGATGCTGTGTGATGGAACTCCATATGGATGCAGGTGGAGGTCAGGCACGCGGAGGACATATCATTGTCAGAAGCGGACTTGTAACTGACCAGTATGATAGAGCAGTAGCAACATATATCAGCGGAATCTTACCAGGGCGATCTGAGAATATCAAGTATCGCGATGACCTTTCTAACATTAACAGGGCGGCGAAGCGTGGAATTAACTATAGATTGCTTGAGTGCGGATTTATTGATAATGATTCTGACCGTGAGAAATTCAATAGCAATATTGATGAAATCGCAATCAACCTATTAGCTTGCTTTGGAATTATATCGCAGAATGGAACAGGCAAATGGGTGAAAGACGAAACTGGCTATTGGTGGAAAGAGTATGACGGAAGCTATCCTAAATCCAGTTGGAAGAAGATTGCAGGAGTATTTTACTGGTTTAATGAGCGTGGTTATTGCGTGATGAATGACTGGATTCTGTACCAGAAGCATTTCTATTTTTTGGGTGAAACAGGTGGCATGACTACCGGTTGGAAGAAAATCGGAGAAGACTGGTACTATTTCAATCAGACAGGTGGGAAATTGCCTATCGGCGCAATGCTGACAGGGTGGCAGATGATTGGCGGTAGATATTTCTACTTCTATTCAAAACGTGTCGGAAAACATGCAGAGGGTGCAATGCTAACTGGTGAACTGTTCGGATATGCCGGACATGATTACCGTTGCTGGTCTGCTGGAGAAGACAAAAAGAAGCAGACTGGTGAGATGGTGACCGGATGGTACAAGGACGGCAAATCGGGAAAATACTACTGGTACAATACAATAGCCACAAAAGATATGCCGCTTGGAGCGATGTACAAAAATAAATGGTTAAAACTGCCAGAAGCATGGTATTACTTCAAAGATAATGGAGAAATGGCTTGTGATGAAACATTAGTAATTGGCGGTGAGAAGTACACATTCGGTGCGACAGGATATCTGCAGTAATAAGATCCCCGGAGTGGTAAGCTCCGGGGTGAATATTGTATCATCTTTTTCGTGTTGCATTTTGATGCATTTCGTGTTGCATAGGATTGTAAAATAACTGAAATATTTCTAATATGCTAGAATGATTCTAAATAATAAAAATGCGAGAAACCCTTGATTTATAAGGGATATCCCGCATTCGTTGTAAATTCACACTTTCATTGAAAAGTGGACCTGGCGGGAATCGAACCCAAATGAAAAACGCTAAAAGTGGCGGTTTTATCACGCTTTCTTCGGTTCGTGTTGCATTTCGTGTTGCATGATTTGAGTGAAATGCTCGTTTATCTTGTCAGTAAACTTCTTTTCCTCAGACTCAATAGTACCACGATATACCTTTTTGAGCACCTTGTCAGACTTCCAACCACCACGTTTCATGATGTACTGATCCGGAATATTAAGCGCATGCATGATGGATGCAGTGTAGTGACGGAGATCATGATATCGAAACTCTGGAATACCGGCAGAGCGTAGCACCTTCTTGAAGTTCTTGGACAAGTCTTCCGGGTGCATCTTAACAAGCGGACCACTTTCAATATCATCAAATTTTCTGATTACAAATTCCGGCATGATCACATGCCTACAACTGCTCTGTGTCTTAGGTCCTTTGGTCACGATTCCTTTTCTACCACGCACACGTGTCTCTCTGATCCGAATAGAGTTCCCAGTGATGTCTTCCTTTGTTAGACCAAACACTTCTCCACGTCTAAGACTTCCAAACGCTGCAAGGAGCACAGCCTTTTCCATCTCAGTTCCTTCAATGTACTTGATCAACTTCTCGATGTCCTCATCAGACGGAACATATCCGTCAAAGTCCTTTGGAGCTGGTAGAGTAACTCTAAACATCGTTCCAGGAGAATACATCCCTATGACAGCCGTAAATAGTCCATAAGCGTTCTTTACTGTCTTAGGTGATAACTTTATTGAGATTGCATTTACCCACGCTTGTACGTCCTCTTGAGACAGCTTACGTAGGCTTATGTTCTCGATTTGCTTTATCTGATTCCTTACGATTGTTTCATATCCACGCAATGTGGTTTCAGACAGCACATTCTCTTTTAATTTAATGTAATTAGTGAATGCTTCTTTTACAGTCCAGTTCTCAGGACGTTTCTTCCGGTCCTTTTCTGCGAGAAACTGTGCAGCCTGCGCTTCAGCTGACTGCTTTCCTCGTTTACCCGGAAGGTCACTGGTGAATGATTCATAGATTCGTTTCTGCTTCTGCTTTTTTGTTTTCGGATCAATGACTGGTTTTCCATCCTTATCTACCACATCCTCATAGTGTGAGAATACCAGACATCTCCATGATCCGGAAGGTAACTTCTTAGCTGTTGCCATACAATCATCTCCTTTTTATAAAAAATGGTATAAAAATAACAGCCTAGCAACAGAACAAGAGTTCTGATTGATTGACTGCCCCGAAGATGATACAATATTCATTGGATTTTGGAGTATCTCTTCGGAGTTACTAAAAGAAACATATTGACGTATGTTTCTTCCAGTTGACCGTTCCTGTTGGCGCAGGAGCGGTTATTTGATTTATAAGTATCTTTTTGCTACTTCGATTAATTTATTTTTATATTTATATATGTCATTGAGTGAAGTTATATAAATGCGTTCAAATTTTTTGTTCTCATCTGGAATAAGCAATTGCTTGTTTTTGGTGTCAAGATTAAGCCTACAAATAGGTTTCCGGTTATTATTAGCATACAAAATACCGAAATAACTTTCAGTGTCTCTATAAACAATGTCTTCAACTGGAACAGTTCCGGCGAGCATACCTCTTATGATATAGAAACCTTCAATTTCTTCTTCGGTAGTAACAATTTTAGAAACAATTGTTTCTTCTATGAGATCTTCCGTATTATCATTATTTCCTGTTGTGTCTTCTGCGTCAGAAGAGAGAGCAGAAGATATTTTGCTGTTGACGATTTCATTTACAAAAGATGAAAAGGCACGTTTTACAACAGGTGAGAATTTTTCAATCACTCGTTGGTTCTTTTGCCCATCATAAATATCGGTTAAGATGAAACGAACGAAATCATCAGAAGGAGATTCGAATTCCTTTTGAAGCACATTTTTGATTAAACTGCTGTATTTTAATTCTTCGGCGGTACTAAAAATTTTATCTTTATCAAAATTATCTTTACAGAACTTCTTTAATTCGTTAATGGATGTATCTTTTAGTTGAAGCATATTAAGCTCCAAAAACGGGACCAAATCCATTTTGTTAGATTCCTCAAGGTCGGTATAGAAACGATAAATAACTCCGTTTGTGAGAATGCCGAATTTAGCTGGAGAAGTTCCGAAATATCTAAATAACTGTGATGAGTGCTTATCTAATTGTTCAGAACAGCTTTTACATTCTACCAAGATTATCGGCTGTCCGTTTTCGAGGATCGCATAATCGACTTTTTCGCCTTTTTTAATGCCTACATCAGCTATATACTCAGGACAAAACTCGGAAGGGTTAAATACATCATATCCAAGAAGCTGGAAAAGCGGAACTACAAGTGACATTTTTGTTGCTTCTTCTGTTGAAACAGTATCCTTTAACATTGATACCCTTTCTGAAAACTGTTTAATTGATTCAGTGAAATCCATAATTATCCTCTCTTTCTTTAAGAAAAAAATGTTTGTAATACAAATATATAATCGCATATGCGGTTACAATCTTAAAATTTTCTTCGTAATTCTACAACTTTTCCAATGATTTTTACGGGTTTGGAAAGAATTTCAGCTTGATTAAAATACATTGGCTCATAATTCGGGTTCAGTGAAATTAAAGCAATGCTATCAGCGTATTTTTTTAATCTTTTGCATACTCCATCATTTCCGTTAATTAGTGCAATAACAATTTCATCTGATTCAGCATCGTTTTGTCTTCGTACGATAACTATATCTCCGTTATGAATATCTGGTTCCATAGAATTACCGCTGATTTTCAATCCAAAAAATTCTCCTGTACGAGCCATTTCTTCGGGGATTTCTTCTTCATCAATAACGTCTTCAATAGCTTCTATCGGTATGCCAGCAGCAACACGACCATAAATTTTGATTTTTGTAGTATTATTTGAAGAGTGTCTATGAGTATCCTCCATCAAATCGGTTCGTGTGCAATTAAAAATTCGACACATAGCATCAACTTTATCCATTCTTGGAGTTTTAATGCCGTTGCACCAGTTATAAACAGATGTTGTACCAACGCCTAAACGCTTAGACAGTTCTAATTGAGTCATATCATATTTGTTCAAGTAAAATCTTAATCGTTCAGAGAAAATAATATTAAAATTTCGTTCAGACATTTTTTGCTCTCCTTTATAATTGATAATACAATTATATACTAATAGTAATATGGAATCAATAATAAAAGTAAAAATATTTCACTTTAAGTATTGACACACACTTAAAGTGATGGTAATATTCAAATAAAGAAAAATATGAAAGGAGCGGTAACATTGAATGACGATAAATTACAAATTTCGTTAGCTGCTGCACGAGTAAATGCTGGAATGACACAAGAAGATGTGGCAGCAAGGATGCATGTCTCAAAAAAAACGGTTATTAACTGGGAAAAGGGGAAAGTATCACCGGCATTTGCGACATTACAAGCTTTGTCGGCATTATATAAAATTCCAATAGATAATATTTTTTTACCGGTTAAATCCACTTAAAGTGTTGTATTGAAATTCAAAAGAAGCAAAGGTACAGAGAGTGAGATGAGGAAAGATGGAGGTGAGAGGAGAGTGATAGCTGTGAAAAAGTTCGATGCGCTAAAGATGGTCACAGATGAGCAGAAGTTCTCTGAATTAGTATTCGATTTAATTTCAGAATGCAAAACAGTCGAAAAGCTTACGGAGCTTCTAAGGGAAGAAATGCCAGAAAAAGAGCTACAGACAATGAAGTCCATAGCTCAATCGGGTTATCCGTTATCTTTTGATCGTAAACAGTAGTAGCAACCATTTCCGCCATGTGGTGAAAAATTTGTAACAGAACCAGGTGAGTCAGAGAAGAAAGTGGGGTGCGGAAAGATGAAGAAAAAAAGACTATCAAAAGAAGATGATAACCTGATAGGTAAAGTAGTAGAAATCGAAAAGAAATACATTAATGAAAAGGATGGCCTAGTGGAAGTTTCTTTTCAAGTACCTTGCCACGATTGGAAAAGACTAAGAAATTCAATTCAGTGGAATCTGATAGAAAAGCGTTTGGAGGAAATTCAAAGCAAATATAACCGGAAGAACCACCAAGTGAAGAGAGATTAATTGGCATGGAAAGTGACATCTGTTCTCTATGAGAGACAACAACGCCTTTCACCTTTTTAGTTTCCTCGTAAGCAACAATTGGAGGTTGAACACAAGGATATAGAATATCGTCTATTTTAACGCAAACATCCGTAATGGAGATTGGAAGTCTGGACATATTTTCAAATGAGGCATAGATAATTAACATTTTTGTATCGCCAAATATATGTCCGCATATTTTCATATGGATCCGTTTTCGATTAATAAGTAACGTATGCATCAATGTAAAAAAAGTACCTATACTTCCAAAAATTGATAAGACAAAAGTAATGTTTTCTTTTGTAAGAAGTGAGGAAATAAATTGAATTATGTTCATTTAGGTTGTTTTTCCTTTCGTATTGATAGGGCAGGAGCCTGTAAGAAAAGTATAGGAGAAGAAATAGAAAATAGCAAGTGAGGTGAAAAACAATGATAAACAAACTTAATTATGGAAAAGTAAACGGAGATTCCGAAGAGCTGCACGCACTGAAAGGTTTTAAGGTCTTAGCTGTTGGCAATGGAACAATCGGAGAAGAGTGTGCGTTGAGAATCATGCTGATGAATGAGAACAACGTTGCTGTTGATTTAAGTATCACAGAAGACGGAGCGTACCTCAGCGATTTCTACGCACTGACAGAGAAAATGATCCCACGCACTTATGATAACTAGAGAGGTGAGAAGAGATGCCAAAATTAAAAATATCTGACAGGGAAAGGCAGAACAGAATACTTCTTGCGATCATACAATCAGGCAAGACGATGGAAGACATCAACATGGGAAAGCTTTCCAAGCTGACAGGAATCCCAATGAGTACTCTCTACCAGAGATTTGGTATGCCGGAAGATATTCGGCTTGGAGAACTGAGGGAGATCTTGAGGGTACTTAAAATTTCTGAATCAGAAAAAGAACGAATAGGAAGAGAAGTGATTTGAGCATGGAAGATTGCTGCTACTGCAGATACAGAAATAGTTGTATGGAACGCAGTCGATGTTATCCGTGTGCATCATACAAGAAGGAAGGAGGGCGCAGCGGATGTATATCATTACAGCAAAACATAAAGGAAATAAAATCACAAGAAAAGCATTCAGTGACACTCAGGCATTCGTAATCATAAATCAGCTGTCGCGTGAGGGATGCACTGAAATAGGAATAAAAGAAGAAAACCATACAGAAGGTGAGAAATGAGCCAGAAACGAGGAAGAAGGGAGAAAGACCACATATGGATTATCAGATGGACGAAAACACAGGAACTGGGCTGTTGCTCTGGAACATGGGAAGAGGCGAACGAGTATGCCAGGAAGAAGAACAAAGGAGAATACATCATATTAGAATGAGCCTTTGGAGGACAAGGTTTATCACGGGCATTGGAATGCTTGTTGGACTCTTCTATGCTTCCGGAGCAGCAATTACATATTCCATATCGGTCAAAGCACCGGAGTCAACGCTGGAGCGCGTTCTGATCGGACTGGCTGTATCAGCAAGCTTCTATGCGCTGAATTCGATCGCAAGGACACTGGAAAAACAGATAAAAAAATAACACTTCCGGAGGTAACGGAAGTGTTGAATGCAAGACTTTTGTCTCGCAGATATTAAAGACATTATTATCTTAACATCTGTGGGGCAGAAAGTCAAGAAAAACGGGGATTCTGCCCCATTTTAATACTCGATTAAGATATTAAAGATAGAGGTATACGATGGCAACGAAGAGAGTAACACACACCTTCCGGAAAGGAGACATCCTGGAGGTGAAGGAATACCATGATGGCAGGTATGGAGCAAGAGGGCTACCAAGAGAAAAGAAGAGAAAGCCGACACCGGAGCAGATGGCAGTGGTGAATGCTATGAATAAGGCAGAGACAGCCAGACACAGATTGTTAGAGTATTTTGACAAGGGAGATTATTTCTTAACATTAACGTACAAGGTAGAAGAGAGACCTCCGGACATGGCACAGGTGAAGAAAGATTTCACGAAGCTGATCAGCAAGCTAAGAGCAAGATACAAGAAAGAACAGATAGAGCTACGCTGGATCCGGAATATCGAGAAAGGAACGAAGGGCGCATGGCATGTGCATCTCATTCTGACCGGATGCAGGGATACGATCAGATGGGTAGAAGAATGTTGGCCACACGGTGGAATCTATGCGGAGCAATTGGAAAAGAGCAAATACTACGAAGAGGATTTCTCGCAGCTTGCATCCTACATCACCAAAAACGAGAAAGTGGGAGAAAAGAGGGAAGACGGAAAGAGGGACAAGCCAAGGCTCAGTGAATCCAGTTACAGTACTTCGCGGAACATGCCACTGAAACCACCAAAGAAGAAAAAACTGGCAAGATGGCCAAAAGAGATCAAACAGAAGAACGGCTATTACATTGCCAAGAGCTATGAAGGAATCAATCCGGCCACTGGGTTCAAGTACCGTAGATACACATTGATCCGGTTGAACAGGAGGATTTGAAGACATGAAGACAGTGAAAGTCTACATAGAGACAACCGTCACAGGACCATTTGTCCGGGATGGGAAATATGGTGCAGCCTGAGTATTTATTAAGCAAAACGGAGAAGTGAAGGACCTGTTCGTACAGGGCGAAGAAACAGAGACAACACATAACCGCAGTGTACTATTAGCCATGATCCGGGCAATGCAGAGATTCACAGAGCCATGCCATATCATATTCTACACAAGGAATACATTTATCCGTGACATGGTTCAGGCAGACAACCCAGAGAAGTGGAGACGTGCAGAGTGGAGAAAGTCGGATGGAAAAGACATACAGAACAAGGAACTGTGGCAGTTGTTCCTGGAAGAGAGTAAAGAACACGAGATAGAGATCGTATACGAAAACAACAGTGAGTATAAAAGGACGCTTGAAGCGTACTTACAAGGAGAAGAGGTATAAAGATGTTTGAGAAGTTTGGAGAATTTGATTCTTACGAGGAAATCAACCGTGCAGCCAAAGCACAGTTGGAAGAGGGGGACTTAGAAGCAATCAAGACAATCGCAGAGGAGAACGGACTGGATCAGGAAGACGCAGAGGACTTTTGCACCGGTGCAATCGAGGAGCTGACAACACCGAGACTTGCAGCTATAGGAAAACTGGAACTGGAAGCGAAAGATCTGAGTCTGACAGGAGCATTGAGAGATTGGACGGATTTTATCGAGCAGTTATGTTTAGAGTCCAAAGAGATGGCTCTTGCAGTCAGAAGAAAAGGAAAGTCATTGAAAGACTGTATGGCTATGATCTTGAAGACTGCATTTAATGCCAAAGCACGGTTGGACGACAGGATCACAAAGGCAGCAGGATTGACACCACCGTTGTACATAAGCATACCGGAAAAGGCACAGATCAAAGAGATCGTGAGGGAATATTACCTGGGTGAGAAGAAATGAGAGTATACAAAGGGTTCAATAAAAAAATTCAAGCAAAACACGGAAAAGGGACATTCCAGTACGAGAAAGGGAAGACCTACAAAGAAGAGAAAAGCAAAACAAGATCCACTGGATTCCATGCGGCGGAGTATATCCTGGATTGCCTGCAGTGGTATCCGATCGATGGAAAGAACAAATTCTTCCTGTGCGAAGCTGGCGGAAGTATAGACGAAGAGGATGGATGCTCGATGGTCGTATCTACAGAGCTGACATTATTAAGAGAACTGACACTTATGGAGATTGCAATGGCGGCAATGGAATATATGATCATACATCCAAAGAGGGCATGGGAGAAAAGAGAAAGAGGTGCATACGCAGAAAAAGAGAAGTCAAAAGCAATCGGAGAGACAAGGATAGCAATCGCAAGAGGAAAACATCCGGAAGTGAAAGGCGAATACGGAACCGTGATCGGACTGATCGTAGAGGACGAGAAAGGCAAGCCAGTGGCAGCAGGCGTGAGGAATGTTGACGGAATACAAGCGAAAGCGCATCAGATCTATTCCATGACAGAAGAAAGAGAATGGGTGGAGGTGCAGAAATGAAACGAAAAGCGATTGAACGCATCAAACCGAAGAAACCGGCAGGAAAAGGACTCACAGCCACGCTACAGGAGTTGGGGGAAATCCTGATCCTAAATATCTATCAGGCGAAGGAACTGCTGGTACGGTACTGTATCAACTGTGAGACAGGGGAACATGAGTACTGGAAAGAACAACATGGGTGGAGAAAAGGTGGCATCCTGAATGCACTGAACAAGGACTGGCGAGACTGGGAATGGAGAACATATGACGACTATCCGAAACTGCAGGAGAAAGACGCAAACAGGATCAAAGAATTGATTAGACACAGAGCGTGGAACAACAGCCCGTGGGAGAGAATCAACGGATTGGAACATAGCTATAACAGAGAGATCAGGGAAAGATGTGAAACAAACCGGGAAATAAAACTCATGAACCTGATGAGAAAAGTTCCAGGTCGTCCGAAGAATCTAAGAGAATGGTTCTTTGAACAGGCAGCAGGAGAGGATTACATGTTCCGGAACAGGGAAACGAAAGAATTTGCCTGTACGAACTGCGGGGAATCCAGCTGGCCGGAAGAAATCAAGCGACAGGACGGAGAAAAGAAGATCCGGCACAATGACATGGTATTCTGTCCCGCCTGTGGAAAACTAGTGCAGGCAAAGACAAGAACAGACCATATCGAACAGAAATGGAAGAGCTGCTATCTCATCCAGCCGGTAGATGAAGATACAAGCGTGCTTCGGATCATAGAAGCAAAGGTCGGGTGGGACAATGGAAGACATTATGTCGAGTTTGGAGATGAAATCAGAATCCTGCTGTACAAGGTCTACTCCAACAGAAAATTGAAGAAGACATACATGATCTATTATGAGGACTCCTGGGATGGATGGACAAAAGGAAACCGGAAAAACCTAAGAGCAAGAGAAGGATACTTGTATCCGGAAGAATTTGGCCAGATATTAGACGGAACCACTTACAGCGAAGCAACAAGAGTCCTGGAGCATTTATCGAAGACGGGAATGGAACTGAACTACAACAGACTTGTGGCAGGGACAGGACAGATGAAAGGATATGCACAGAAGATCGAGTACCTGGCAAAAGGACGCTTTTGGAATCTGCTGAGAGATACGATCGGCTGTACAGACTATCCGGGATATCCGACACAATACTATGGACCACTGGACATGAGAGAGGAAAGCATTGAGGGAATGTTCAGAATCCAAGACCGTCAGAAGATCAACAGGATCCGTGACGAACATGGCGGGAACAGAATGGTACGCTGGATGCAGTATTCGGACGAGACAGGGCAGAAGATCTCGAAAGAGACGGTGCAGTGGATGATAAAAAATGAGATAGAACCAAGTGGCATCCGGGGACTGGAAAAATATATGAGTCCACAGAAGATCATGAACTACATCGAAAGACAGAAAAAGGAACAATATGCAGGAATGACGGCAGAAGCTGTTCTTGAAGAATATAAAGACTATCTCAGTATGTGTGAAGCGTGTTGCAAAAATATGGCTGACGAGATGGTCTATCGTCCAAGAGAACTAAAACGCAGGCATGATGAAGTTGTTGTAGACCGGCAGCAGATACAGATCTTGAAAGAACTGGAAAACAATGCAGAGGGAAAAGAAGCCTACGCACAGGAAATGCGGCAGAAGTTTCCGGAAGCAGAAGGGATCCTGAAAGAGATCAAGAGCCGATATGAGTACGAAGATGAAGAGTATGAGATCATTGTACCGAACACGTTAGTGGATATCGTGAAAGAAGGACGTGCGCTGCATCATTGTGCCGGCAGCAGTGAACGATATTTTGACAGGATCGAGAGCAGAGAGACATATATCTGTTTCCTACGGAGGAGGGAAGCACCGGGAATCCCATTCTACACGATTGAAGTAGAGCCGGGAGGCACAATCAGACAGCACAGAAGCTATTATGACGAAGAGCCGGGAATCGAGGAAATCCGGGTATTCCTGAAAAGCTGGCAGAAGGCAATCAGAAAACGTTTGACAGAGGAAGACAAGAAGTTGGCCAAGATCAGCAAGATCAAGAGAGAAGCCAATATTGCAGAGCTGGAAGAGAAAAAGAATATAAGAGTCCTTCAGGGATTAGCGGAAGATTTCCTTGAAGCAGAAGAGATAGAAAAAGAACTGGAGGCGGTTTGATGGAATTAGTACAGTACCAGGATTATGAGGAATACAAAAAGGCAATGAATACCGTTCTGAACAGAACAGTGGAAGATTTTGTTATGACAGGATATTTGCTGAAACAGGGAAGAGATACGGATATCTTAAAGAATTCCGGATACAACAGTGTAAACGAATTCGCCTGGGCGGAATACAAGCTTGAAGCTACACAGGTATCAAGATATATCAGAATCAATGACAGATTCTCGGAGGGCGGTTACTCTCCGAGACTGCAGGAGCATTACAAAGGATTTGGCTATGCGAAGCTGGCACTGATGCTGACGCTTCCGGAAAGCGTAGCAGAAGAGCTGACACCGGCATACAGCAAGTCAGAGATCCAGGCGGTCAAAGAAGAGATAGAAAGCGAAGAGAAGATCACAGATATCGAAGTCATTTTGGAAGGCGAGAAAGAAGAACAGAAAGAACTCGACAATTTGGAAAAGGCAATCCATCAGATCTGCATGGATGAACCGGAACTGTATCTAAAACTGCATGAGACAGTCAGAACAAGCATAGGAACAGGACGGATCAAAGAGGTGTTAGCACCGGACGGGGACAAACTTTACAGCGTAAGACCACAAGGCTGCGGAAGAATTATGCTCTATCTAAACGATGAGAAAGATGAGGTCATACTGCAGGTTGTAAGACAAGGATTGAAAGAGAAATACGCTTGGGAGAATATTTTAAGCTATCTCGTCCTGATCACAGAAGAGGAAGACGCAAAACAGAACTGGGAGGAACTTTACGGACAGAAATATCCGGAAAAAGAACAGATTGCACCAGTGCAACCGAAGAAAGAGAAGAGAAAAGAGTCGAAGGTAGTAAAGGCGAAGCCGCCAAAACCAAAAAAACCGGAGAAACAGGAGACGGAGAAACCACTAGAGCTTCCAAACGACATTCCGGGACAGACAGAGATTGAGAAAGATTTTCCGGAAATGCTTCCGGAAGCAGGGGGAACACCGGAAATACGGAGCGATTTTATCAGAGCGGGACAGCACGAAGAGGAAAATTGCACCAGTGCAATGCCGGAACCTGTGGAGATTGTGGAAAAACCTGTGGATAATTCAGAGCAGATGGAAGAAAATGCGAGAAACACAGAAGCGGGAGCCAATTCAGAACCGGTGGATAAGTCCGAAGAAGAACAGAATCCGGCCGGCAGCAGATGGGAATACATGAAGACAATGGAACCATACAAGATGGCGCTGTACATGGCAGCATCCGTGAAAGAGATGCCTCACATGATGTTGAACTCAGCAGAGTATTGGAAGAAATGGTTAGAAGCAGAGGTGGATGAAAATGGAGAGGAACTCAGTAAGAAATAAGGCGATTACATTATGAGTATCGATTATTCAGACATGGCATTTCCAAAATTAGTCAGTAAGAAAAAAAGAAAATCACATAAAAAGAGTATCCTCAAGAGTAGAAAGGGAGTCTGCTATCTCTGTTTGATACTCTATGACGATCCTTCCAAGAAGTACACAGAGGAACATCATATCATGTTCGGATCCGGACAGCGCGAACTATCTGAGGCAGATGGACTAAAGGTAGATCTGTGTCGGAATCATCACAAAGAAGGACCAGAAGCAGTCCACAATAACCGAGAAATGCGGGAACTACTCTGCAGAATAGCACAGACAGAATATGAGCAGACACATACGAGAGAAGAGTGGATGGCGAGATATAAGAAAAATTATTTATAGTTTACCTCCGCTGAATGGCGTGGAGATAAAAGTATGTCACAATACTGCAACATGATAACGAAGACTTCCTCCCTGGATGCGGCAGGGAGGAGAAAGGAGCAGACAAGTGCCAAAAAGACTGAGACTAACAGCTTGGAAAAGCGAACTGGCTGAGATAAATGCAAAAGCAAGACAGGAAGGAATGAGTTATGGACAGTACGTGGGATTAATGTACTGCGAAGAAAGAGATGAAATGGAAAGAAGGAGAAGATATGACAGAAAGAGACGCGAGAGATTTGGTTGATTGGCTGGATCAGGCAGAAGCAGAAACAAAAGCAACAATTGCAGAACATGAAAGAATCGATCCTTTTTATGACGGAGTACTTTCAACAATCCAGACATTTCGCGAATATATCAAGAAAATACGTAAGGTGGATGAAGCGGAAGGAGAGAAACAGATGAAAGAGATTATGACAGATAGCAAGTTTGAGTATATCGAAGAAATTAAGCCGTTTTTCTGGTGGACAGGAAGCTTGAGCATAGAGCAGGCAATCACACACTTGACAAAACGGTACGATGAAGAGGAAGCACACAATCTGTTGGATGAAAAGTTAGAATTTGTATCTAACTACATGAGAAATAATCATGGAGCTGTCGAGCAGTACGGAATTTACCTTCTTCCGGAATTCATGCTTGGATATGATGACATAGAGATTGTGGTTGTAGCGGCATCCGAAAACGAGAGGGCTACGGTGGTATTCTCGGATATTCCGGTAGTTAAGAGAGGTGAGAGAGATGAAAGATAAATGTCCAATATGTAATTACGAGTTGAAAATGTGTCAGTGTTTATTTGCCGGAGACTGTCATCCAGACAGAACAAAAATCAGAGAGGTTGTACTTGACCACTTGTATCTTTTGACAGATGAGCAAATTAAACATATTCAGTATTTGGAAAAATATTGGAATATGTCGTATGATGACGAAGAAAAAGAAGAGATTAAATGCAAGTTGAAAAGGGTGGAAGAGGAGAATGTGCATGGAGCAGATCAAGGTAGGTGGAAAATGACAAGACAAGAGAAAGAGGATCAAGCACAGCTTGAGTGGCTGTGGAAATGGAAAGAACGACGGAAGGAAAAAAGAAACGTGAGAAAAAAGCCACTGTTTTATAAGATTCTAAGGAAACTCGGAATCATAAAGGACTACGAGGAAGACATAAGAACAAGAATGGAGATGTGCGAAAGAGCAATAAAGGCAAATGTATGTCCTGAAGATTGCGACATTTGCGCATGGGACACGAAGGGAGGGATTGATTACAATGGTTATATTACGACCAGTAGGAACAATCGGAAACCGTCTGAAATATCTAAGAAAAATCAGAGGACTGACAAGAGAAGAGGCAGCAGTCAAGTTAGACATGAAGGAGGAAAGACTACAAGATCTTGAAACAGGAAGGAAAGGGCTGACGCTAGGAGAAGCAATCAAATATGCAGATACATATAATGTGTCCATAGATTATATAGCAGGGAGAAAGAAAGTTGAATATTGAAGATGCAATCAGAATCATTAAGGGGTTGGATACATCCAACAGTGAAGAAAACATCGAAGCAAAGAAAATGGCAGTTAAAGCATTAGAGAAGCAGAGACAAAAGAAGATTGAAGCATGGAACGGACAAGCATCGTGCCCACGCTGCAAATTTTGCGGACAGGCTCTTGATTGGAGTGATGAACAGTGAAAAGAAGTACAGACACACGCTGGAGTCCAGCAGAGATCCAGCAGAACCAAAAAGAACATTATGCTGATATGGCAGAACATCCACCTGATCGGAAGGCAAGCGAGAAGTTTCATCGACCAGCATACCAGGCAGGAAAGCTGATCAAAGCGCAGGGGCAGCAGTTGTGGCATGGAGATGTTACTGGATATATAGCCAGAAAATACAAGATAGGGAGTGATACCATTGGAGACAATGACGAAGGAAAGGCTGGAAGCATACCGGAATAATAAGACAGAGATATTATCCTTGGACTATATTCTTAATAACAGGTGGCAATCAGAAACCATGTTGGGAAATGATGTGATCTTAGATTACAGTAAGGGATATCCAATACCGCAGAGCATAGTTGGTTTTGACCAAGAAAAATATGAGCGGTTACAAGAACGTGATTTAAAGAGAAAAGAACGTCTGGAAAAGGAATGTGAAGAGGTAGAGCATTATGTTGAAGGAATCAAAGATGCGCAGCTACACAACATCTTCAGGATGTATTATATTGATGGTGTCAATGCAGTGAATCAGACAGAGGTAGCGAAGATGATTCATCTTGAGAGAAGTACGATAAGTAAGAAAATCGACAGATATCTTCAACTTTCACACAAATCACACGAATCACATATATAATAATACTTGAGCCAAAGGCTGAATTCCTGCGGCTCGTTCATTCCGTATGGAGATAAGTGAGGCATCTAGTTAAGACTAGGTGCCTTTCAAATAAAAAATACGCCTATAATACGCATTTATTATTGACAAATACGCATTACAGGCGTATACTAAAAATGCGGAGGTGAGACAGTGAAAAGGCGTGACTTAATAAAGAAACTCGAAGGTGCTGGATTTTTGTTCAAAGAACATGGAGGGAATCATGATACATATAAACGTGGAAATGATACCGAACAAGTTCCTAGACACACTGAAATCAATGAGATTACAGCGAAAAGAATCCTGAAAAAATGGGGATTGAAATAAATCCCCGGGCTTTCGGGCATAATTTATTAATGCCAAGCATGGATCGTTATAATTAAATAGCAAGAAAGGAGAAGAAAATGAAAGGAGCATATCCAATACTGATTAAAAAGTATGGCAATGATTATCTGGTCTATGTCCCTGATATGGAAATCTATACAGAAGGAAAAAGTGTAGCTGATGCAATGGAAATGGCAAGAGATGCAATAGGCTTAAAGGGAATGGACTATCTAGAAAAAAACACTGAATTACCAATACCATCTGATAAAGATTCAGCATTACGAAAAGCAAAAGAAGATGCAGATGAAGATTTTGATTATTCAGATGGAATATTGACTCTGGTTGATGTAGATTTTGAAGAATATAAAAAACGGATGAAAAACAGAGCAGTAAAAAAGAACTGTACAATCCCGTATTGGATGAGTGTTGAGGCTGATAAAGTCGGTATTAATTATTCACGGGTATTGCAAGAGGCAATATTAAGTTTAATTGGAAAAAGTGCAAAAGGAATATAATGCTAGAGAGGCACCCTCCGGGGTGCTTTTCTAATACCCAAAAATCGGACCATTAGTTCAGTGGTAGAATATTCGCCTCATAAGCGAAATGTCGTAGGTTCGATTCCTACATGGTCCATGAAATAAACCAGAATTGAGGTGACAGCAATGGCAACAGGCAACCCCAGGAGTGCAAATGGGAATCTTCGGAGAAAGCACAGGGCAAGGCTTAAAGCAATCGGTGCAGAGTGCGGAATCTGTAGAGGCAGGCTAGGACCAGTTCATTATGATGAGCCAAGTGACAGCAAGCATCCATTGTCCTTTGTGATTGATGAGATCAGACCGGTGTCCAGATGGCGGGAGTTTGGTTATAGTTCCAGGGAGGCAGCAGCTCAAGACTGGAACAACCTCCAGGCGGCGCACTACTGTTGCAACGCAGCAAAAAGCAATAAAACATTGCAAGAACTGGAGCAGAGACAAAAGACACCAAAAGCGAACATTCTGGATGGAAACTGGTGAAGAAAACAGGGGTGGGGAGGGATCCCCGCCAAGCGCCGAAGGCGACCACCGCCGTCCAGCGCCGATTTACACACAGGAAAATTTTTGAAAGGTGAATTTAGATGGGAAGAGCTAAGAAAATGGCAACTGTAACAAGCGAGGGAAGCCGCTTGGAACGCTTGGAAAATTTAGCACTGATTCTCGCAAAACAGATTGATATATGCGCGAAAGATGCTGTTGATGGTCCAAAGACAATGCCACAGCTCTCCAGGCAATACAGAGAAACAATCAAAGAAATTGAAGAAATAAAAGGAATGGAGAAAGACGATGACGAAATCGGAGAAATCCTGTCGGCACGAAAAGCTGATGGGAAGCCAGACACCGTCCGATAGAATTGTTCCGGATTATGCTTATACGGATGGCCCTGATGCGGTAAAAGTGCTTGCGGTCGGGAAACTGATTGTGGATCCGTGGCAGAGTGAAGTGCTGAATGATTGGATGGGGCGTACAGAGGATGATGTTTGGTCAGCGCCGACATGTGGCTTATCTGTTCCAAGACAGAACGGGAAAACACTGGATACTTCCGGGCGGATTGCATCCGGAATGATCCTGTATGCAGAATGGGTTATATACACAGCTCATCTGCAGAAAACTGCAACAGAAACTTTTATGGAATTGCGCGGCTTGTTTGAAAGCAGAGGACTCCGTAAGTATGTAAAAGAAATTAAGGCGGCACTCGGAAGAGAACAGATTATTCTAAAAAATGGTGGAAGAGTAGTATTTGTTGCCAGAACCAGGAATGGAGGTCGAGGACTGCACGGTGATTGTCTTGTGTTCGATGAGGCACAGGAACTTACAAGCGAACAACAGGCTTCATTCCTGCCGGCAATATCAGCATCCAGAAATCCACAGACGATTTATTTGGGAACACCACCGGATGAGAATTGCACAGGTACAGTATTTCGGAAAATCAGAAAACGGGCAACAGAAGGCGAGAGCAAATCCACGGCCTGGACAGAATATTCCGTGAAAGAGATTGGAGATGTTACTGATCGTCGGAGATGGGCGGAGTGCAATCCGGCATTAGGGCGCAGAATGACAGAAACAACCATAGCTGCAGAGTGTGAGCAGATGGATGCGGACACATTTGCAAGAGAGCGTCTTGGCTGGTGGTCGCCAATCAATAATGATCAGGATTACGCAATTGATAAGAAGAAATGGGAAGCGTGTGCTTCAGAAAAAGAAAAGCCGGAAGGGAAAACTGCTTATGGCGTAAAGTTTTCTTCTGATGGTTCGGCGGTAGCATTATGCGGAGCTGTCTGTCCGGAGGTAGGGGAAGCGAGAATTTCGCTGATCGAGCTAAAAGCAACTGACAGAGGAATCCAGTGGCTTGCAGACTGGTTGAATCAGAGATATAAGATGGCGAGCTGTGTGGTGATCGATGGAAGAAATGGAGTTGACTTCTTGATAGAGAAGATAACACCGGTGTGGAAATATAAGCAGTCAATTGTTCGACCGGCAGCAAAAGAAGTGATAGCAGCGGCGAGTCAGCTATCACAGGAAATCAATGAACAGACTGTAACATGGTATAAATACCAAGAAATACTGAATGAGTCGGCAATTACGTCTGTAAAAAGACCGATTTCCGGTGGCTGGGGATTTGGTGGAGAAAACTCGATCCCGATTGAAGCAGCAGCACTTGCACTTTGGGGATGCAGAACATCGAAACGAAATCCGAACAGAAAGATGAGGATAGGATAATGGAGTTAAATTTTGGAAGAGTAGAAGGATTACCACCGGAAGAACAACAGTGGCTTCAAGAATTGAAATACATATATGATTATCACAGAAGTGCGAATAGGAAAAAGCGCCGTTATTATAACGGAAAAGTCACTCTGAATGAAGTGAATCTTGGGATTGCATTGCCAGCAGGTCTTGGAAAACTTGAGATTGGATGTGCCTGGGGAGCAAAAACCGTTGATGTACTTGCGGGAAGATCGATGTTTGATGGGTTTGTTACAGAAAATGGAACGAAGTCAGAAGATATGGATCAGATTATGAAAAGGAATCATTTGATAGCGGAATACAATAAAGCGGTCAAAGAAGAACTGAAATACGGTTGTGCATTTGCGGCGGTATCCGGAGAGGAAGATGATGCAAGAGTACGGTTTTACTCTCCGCATTGTGCTGCAGCTTCGTGGAATGCACACGAAGGACGCATCCGATATGGATTTGCCTTTGAAGATGCGCGAAGAGACGAGTCGGATGTTACATGGTCTCCGGAACATGTAAATTTCTATACAGACACAGATATCTGGGAGTTGGATCGAATTGGAGGTACATGGTACGCTACGCAGAATCCCCATGATTTCGGAGAGCCCCTTATGGTGGCTCTGATCTGGGACGCAACAAACGATAAACCATTTGGTCAGTCAAGGCTAAAAGAGCCGGTCCGCAGACTAATCCAGGGATATGTAAGAACAGTCGCAAATGCAACGATTGGACTGGAATTTGCCACTTCTCCACAGAAATATCTGCTCGGGGTGTCAGATGAACAATATGATATGCTGATTGATAATAAATTCAAACAGTATGTTGGAAGTATTCTCTACAGTACCAATAATCCGGAGACTGGGGAAAAGCCGAATTTCGGGCAACTTTCGCAGGGAAATATTGAACCACATGTTCAGATGCTCCGGATGCTTGCTACACAGTATTCAGCGGCAACAGGATTGGCAGTTACGGATGTTGGTGTGATAAATGATGCAAATCCGACTTCCAGTGAAGCAATTATTGCACAGTCACAGACCTTGATCCTTATGGCAGAACAGTTGAATAAATCAAATGGTGATGCATTGTATCGGATTGGACGGATGGCACTTGCAATTGAACTTGGAACGATTCCGGATGAGCTTCCGGAAGAAACACATGAGCTGATTGCACATTTTAAGAATCCGGCAATGCCAAGCGTGGCATCTACTACAGATGCAGCACTCAAAATTGCGACAGCACGACAAGGATTTGCACAGACAGATATTTTCCTTGAAATGATTGGTTTTGATCAGGCGGATATCCGGCGAATCAGGGCACAGGAGCAGAGAGCAAAAGGAGATGCTATCTTGACGGAGGAATTTGGAAATGCAGATAACGGAGAAGGCGTGGGTGGAATACATAACGAAGATGTCACAGATTAGTCAGAAAGCAGCGGATCTGATGCAGTCCTGGGTTCAAAAGAATGGACTGGAAAATGATAAAGCACTTTTGGACTACACCTATGCACTGTCACAACACTATGGACAGGCTATCGGTGCATTATCGTGCCAGATGTATGAAGCGACAGCGGCAGCACAGGGAGTAATAGTCCCTACGGCAGAAGTAGCAGATCTTCCGGACTATGGGGAAGTGGCGAAAGCGGTAAAGGGGACACAAAAAAAGTCACCAAACAATATTCCAGGAACGATCGCAAGGCTGGTAAAACAGGTGGGTGCAGACACAACACTGAAAAATGCGGAGCGTGATGGTGCGCAATTTGCCTGGGTGCCTCATGGAGACACCTGTGCATTCTGTATTACACTTGCATCCAGAGGATGGCAATACATGTCAAAGAAAGCCATGCGAAATGGTCATGCAGAGCACATTCATGCGCATTGCGATTGTGAATATGCAGTCAGGTTTGACGGGAAGAGTACAGTGGCTGGTTATGATCCGGATAAGTACCTAGAAGAGTATAACAATGTTGGTGGTGACATCAATGCCATGCGGAGGATTCGGTACAAGGAAAATAAGGAGGCTATTAACGCGAGAAAACGAGAATTGTATGCGAAAAGGAAGGCAAAAACTATTGAAAAGACTCCCCGTTCTGCTATAATGGAATCAGATTTAGGAATGTTTAAACAAAAACTTCGCAGTGATGGCAATATGGACAAAGAATATTACGACTGTCTAAAGGATAAATTTTCACATGGTACAGACGATGCCAAACGACTATTCACAAAATATGCTTCGGGTGATAGCATTGAAAATGCTGTGTATGAAAATACGGCTCACTATAATACTAAAACGAAAAAGATATCCATGAATTATGGCGCAGATTTAAAGAATCCACGTGGAGCTGGAGCTACATGGTTCCATGAACACGGTCATTTAGTTGATGATTTAGCTGGAAATCTATCAGATGATAAGAATTTTATTCAGTTACTGGAAAGTGATTCGTTGTCATATCGTATAGCATATGGTAAAGCACATCATTTGGGTACTTTTGATAAAGTTGATAAAGCCATTAGCGAAGAACTTGGAGATATGCGAAAAGATTCGGCAATATCAGATCTTTTTGATGGTGTAACACAAGGCAATATAATTGGATGTGCATCACATCCGAAGGAATATTGGAAAAATCGGGACAATGTTACATCCGAGGCTTTTGCACATATGTTTGAAGCACAGTTTGATAAAAAAAGATATGAACAAATGAAAAAATATTTTCCAAATGCATTGGAATATTTTGAAAAAAAGATGAAGGAGGCGTTGTAAATGAATGTTCTGAACCCAAAGTTTGAAAAAGCGCATAAGGATTTTGTACTTCATTTTGGATATTGTCCTCAGATTCCGAATGAAATCGATTTTGATCAGTCTAAATATGCGGATGATCTATTGAAAAGTGTAGCCGATAATTATGATTACACAATTGAAAAATATGGTACGCAAGTGCCTAAAAAGTATCCTAAACCGAAAATAATAATTGATTAACATCATTTGAGTGCGGACTATAAAATAACAAGAACAGTAGATACCACTGATCAGAAATGGTTGGTGGTATTTTTATGTCTATTTTTAAGAAAGAGAGAATAAAAAAATGAAAAAAGCAATGCTGAGTCAGCCAATGGCTGGAAAGACTGATGAAGAAATCGTAGCAACAAGAGAGAAAGCAATTAAGATTCTTGAAGAAAAAGGATATGAAGTTGTGAATACTCTTTTTACAGATGAATGGTACAGCAATGAATCTATGAAAGAACGTGGAGTAGTTCAGATTCCATTGTGTTTTCTTGCTAAGTCCTTAGAGAATATGTCTTTGTGTCATGCAGCGTACTTCTGCAAAGGCTGGGAGAATGCAAGAGGATGCAAGATTGAGCACGATGCTGCGGTTGCGTATGGTTTGGATATTATTTATGAGGAGGCTTAATCATGATTATCACAGGAATGGATCACTTTCAGAGTGTATGTAAAAAGAAACTTGTTGAATGGTACAACAATAATGGACAGGCAAATACTCCGCAGACACCACCGATTGATTTAAGTAACGTATTTATTGTTTGGTCATGTAAAACTTTGCAGAATTATAAATGTCTTGCATCAACTACCGTAAGTGGTGATGGAATCTATGCGGAGTACACATATAATGGTGATAAACAGGAGTTGTATGAAGATGTGTATGGGAAATTAACTAATACATGTCACGTAAAAGAATAAATGGATAATTCTAGCACGCAGAAATGCGTGTTATTTTTATGGCAACACGTGCCTTAAACGTGGCAACTAAAAACACTCAAATCAGGAGGGAAACAAGATGGCAGATGACAAAACATTCACTCAGGCAGAAATGGATTCAATCATAGAGGGACGCCTTGCGAGAGAAAGACAGAAATATGCAGATTATGATGACCTGAAAGAAAAGGCAAGTAAGTACGATGAGTACCAGGCACACAATAAAACGGAACTTCAGAAGGAAAAAGAAAAGTCCGATGCTCTTCAGGCAAAATTAAGCGCACTTGAAAAGAAAGACACTGTGAGACAGGTAAGAGAAAAAACAGCAAAAGACACTGGTGTACCGGTAGAATTACTGACAGGGGAAGATGAGGAAACCTGTAAAAAACAGGCAGAAGCGATTATGAAATTTGCGAAGCCAAAGAGTTATCCGGGAACTAAGGGAAACAGGAAAAAGACAACAGAGTATAACACAACGGATGATGCAATGAGAGAATTTGCACATCAGATTTTTGGTAAAGGAGAATAAAGAATATGGCAGCACTCATTAGTTCAGATTTTGAAATTCCGGCAGAGATTTCGCAGGGGATTTTTGAAAAAGCACAGAAAGGATCTACTCTGGCGCAGTTATCCGGAGCAAGACCGCAGAAATTTGGAAAGCAGCAGGTGTGGGTACTTACATCGCCACCGAAAGCAGAACTCGTAGGAGAGGCAGGGCAGAAATCGCCAACCCCAACTGCATATGCTTCTAAAACAGTAAATCCGTTCAAACTGCAGGTTACCATGAGATTTTCGCAGGAAGTACAGTGGGCAGACGAAGATGTACAGATCGGCGTACTGCAGGATCTGGCGTCAAATGCGTCAATCGCACTTGGAAGAGCATTGGATCTTGTTGGAATTCACAAAATCAATCCGCTTACAGGAACGGTATCAAGCCTTGTAAAAGAAGGGCTGGTTGACACGAAACAGAGTGTGCAGCTTGCAGGCACAAAGTATGATGAAGCAATCGAGGCGGCAGCAGGAATGATCATCTCATCTGGCTATGTACCGAGTGGTATTGCAATGGATCCAACACTTTCCTTTGGCCTTTCCACTATGAGGGATGCGGATGGAAGAAAGATTTATCCGGAAATTGGATTCGGACAGAATCTTACAAATTTTTCTGGAATGACTGCGGCAGTATCTGATACAGTTTCGGCAAAAAATGAAATCACACCAGATACGAAGTTACTTGGAATCGTAGGACAGTTTGATGCGTTTAGATGGGGAGTACAGAGATCCATTGGCGCTCACTTGATCGAATACGGTGATCCGGATGGACTTGGAGATCTGCAGAGACAGAATCAGATCGCAATTCGTGCAGAAATTGTATATGGAATTGGAATCATGGATCAGGCAGCATTTACAAAGATCGTGAAGGCGGAAGGGTAATATGAAATATTTATACAAACAAACTGGAATTGTAGTGGAGTCTGACGATGTGTTAGACTCCACAATGTTTAAGCCGATTATTGAAGAAAAAACCGAGGATTTGATCGAGGATAGCGAAACAGAAACAGGAGTTGCAGAAGCTGAAAATACAGAAGAACCTGTGGAAGAGCTCGAAGAACCGACAGAAGACTCAGAGATTCCAGATACAGAAGAACCAGTCGAAGCAAAGAAAGAGGCATCAGCTAAGAACACCAGAAAGAGAACACAAACAGCGAAAAAGTAGGTGATACAATGGCATACGCATCAATTGAGGATGTTTGGAAACGAAAAGGAACAGATATTCCGGATACAGATTATGTAACGGCACTTTTGGAGGATGCAGCGATCATCATTGATGCATATAACCGCAATGCTACAGACGAGGCAAAGAAATTAGTGTCATGTAATATGGTTATCCGGACACTCGGAAGCAGAGAGGAAGGTGTACCTATTGGAACGACACAGACAACTACGACAGCAATGGTATATTCGCAGACCTGGACAAATGCAAATGGAAGCGGCGAATTGTATCTGACTAAATTGGATAAGAAAATCCTTGGTGTCGGGAATCGAATTGGCTATTTTAATCCATATTCTAGCTTAATACAGACGGAGGAAGAAGCATGATCAAAGGAATCACGGTAACGCTCTATGAGAAAAAAGAAACAGGAACAGATCCGTTTGGACATCCTGTTTACGAAGAAATGCCGGTTGATGTAGAAAATGTATTGGTAGCTCCGTCCACAACCACCGAAGTTCTTGATGTGCTGAATATCACTGGGAAAAAAGCAGTGTATGATATTGCAATTCCAAAAGGTGATGATCATACGTGGAAAGACTGCCGCGTTGATTTTTTTGGAGAGTCATGGAGGGTGTTTGGGCTGCCAAAGCAAGGAATTGATGAAAATGTTCCGGGAAGATGGAATCAGAGATGGATGGTGGAGCGATATGAGTAAGGTAAAAATTGAACTCAATCGTGCAGGAGTCCGTGAACTGATGAAATCACCGGAAATGCAGGCAATCCTTGTAGAGCATGCGAATAAGATAGCCAGTGCATCAGAAACCGAAGCGTATGTAGCACAGACACGTGCGGTTGTGAAAGTCTGCGGAGATGATGGTAATAATGGATTATTAAAGGCGGTTGGAAAGCATGGTGGAAAAAATCGTTAAGGATTATCTGCAGTCCAGTCTTGGAATACCGGTTAGACTGGAAGAGGATAAGCTGACAAATGAATATGTATTGATTGAAAAGACTGGATCAAGCAAAAAGGACCATATCAGTACGGCAACCATTGCTATTCAGTCTTATTCAGTGTCGCTATATGGTGCGGCATCGCTCAACGAGCGGGTTAAAGAAGCAATGGAAAAAATAATAGAAAGAAACGATATCAGCAAGTGTGAACTTAACAGCGACTATAACTATACAGATACTGCAAGGAAGAGATATAGGTATCAAGCAGTATTTGATATCGTGTATTTTTAGGAGGGATAAGATGTCAGATGTAAAAAATGTAAGTACAGGAAAGCCGAAAGTCGGCGGTGCCATTTTTAGAGCACCACTCGGTACGGTACTGCCAACGGATGCAACTACAGCATTGAACGAGGCTTTTAAAACACTCGGATATTGTTCAGAAGATGGGCTGACAAACTCCAACAGTCCGGAATCAGACAATAAAAAAGCATGGGGTGGAGATGTAGTATTAACCATGCAGACAAGCAAAGAAGACACATTCAAGATGACTTTTATCGAATCGCTGAATGTGGAAGTCCTGAAAAGTGTTTACGGCGATAAAAACGTTTCCGGAACGCTGAAAGAAGGTATTACTGTAAAAGCAAATGCAAACGAAGCGGAACAGAGCAGCTGGGTTATTGATGTGATCTTGAAAAAAGCGGTAAAACGTATCGTAATTCCGTGCGCAAGCATTACGGAAATCGGAGATATTGTATACAAAGACGATGATTCTATCGGATACGAAACAACACTTTCAGCCGTTCCTGATGCAGAAGGACAGACACACTATGAGTATATTAAGGGGAGCGAATAATGACAGGAAAAACAACTAGCGGATTTGAGTACGAAATCGACGGAGAATCATTAGATGATTATGAGCTTTTGGAAGATTTGTGCGAGTTGGATAATGGAAATACAGCAAAAACAACCAGTGTATTAAATCGTCTTCTTGGAAAAGAGCAGAAGGATCGCTTAAAAGAGCATTTGAGAACAGAAAACGGAAGAGTTCCAGCATCAAAAATGATGATCGAAATCGGAGAAATCTTCAACAGCGTAAAAGAAGGAAAAAACTCTTAATCCTCGCCTACATGCTTAATCTTGACAAGGACGCACTCTTGTGTGACCTTGCAGAAACATATCATATCTATGATTACAAGTCGTTACCGTGCAAAATGGTAGCGACTTTTTCTTGTGGGCTGAGGGATAATTCAAGAATCAAAATGAAAATAGCGGGAATGAATCCGATATCAGAACAAATTCTCATGGCGGCTATCGCAGATGGAACACGGATGACTGCATGGCTACAGTCAAAAGACGGAACCACGGGAGAAAACAGACCTAAGTCCTTACTCGGAATGCTAATTGGCGATGATTCAGAACCAGATAAGGATATTCGTACATTTGCTTCTGGAGAAGAATTTGACCGAGAATGGAAGAGATTAACAGGAGAGGAGGGATAAGATGGCAACGGAACTTGCAAAGGCATATGTGCAGATCATACCTTCCGCACAAGGCATCAGTGGAAAAATACAACAGGCGATAGAACCGGAGGCAGAAGTGGCCGGAACCTCTTTTGGCGGAAAACTTGTCAGTACAATCAAAAATGTGATTGCGACTGCAGCTATCGGTAAAGCGCTTGTATCGACAATCAATGAGGGTGCGGCAATCGAACAGAGCATGGGCGGAATTGAAACGTTGTTTAAGGAATCAGCGGAAAAGATGCATCAAAACGCTATCAATGCGTATAAAACAGCAGGATTATCTGCAAATGCCTATATGGAGCAGTCGACCTCGTTTGCGGCATCTCTGTTAAGCTCGCTTGGAAATAATACGTCAAAAGCCGCTGATATAGCTGATATGGCAATGACGGACATGTCAGACAACGCAAATAAAATGGGAACCAACATGGAAGACATCACAAATGCGTATCAGGGATTCGCAAAGCAGAATTATACGATGCTGGACAACCTAAAGCTCGGCTATGGCGGAACAAAAGGGGAGATGCAAAGGCTCCTTGATAAAGCGCAGGAACTCAGTGGAGTAGAATACAACATCGATAATCTGGCAGACGTCTACAGTGCGATTCATGTGATCCAGGGAGAGCTTGGAATTACAGGAACGACAGCTATAGAAGCGGAAGGGACAATATCTGGTTCGTTTAATATGATGAAAG